CCCAACAGCCGTAGAAGATTCACCTGCTGTATCACTGGTTAGAGCGTTAGTTCCTATCGCAACATTTCTAATACCTGTGGTAGACGCATCTAATGCAAAAGCACCCACTATAGTATTTTCAGTTCCTGTTGTCATTGCATATCCTGCAAAAGACCCAACACCCACATTTTTGGAGTCTGTTGCACTGCCGTAGTTTTGAGTTCTTAATGCAGATGCTCCTACAGCTACGGAGTGATTGCCAAGTATATTTGTACCTAAGGCATCATATCCTAAAGCAACATTTTCAGAAGCTGTTGTAGTAGCATCACCTGTAAGATTTCCAATAAAAGTATTTTTATCTCCTGTAGTTATGGCTGTACCTGCTTCGTCACCAACAACGGTATTATTGTTACCACCACTTGCAATAGAGTTACCTGCATTGACACCAAGGACAAGGTTACTTGTACCTGATGTTGTGGTTGTAAGGTGTGAGCTACCACTAACATTTAAGGCAAGAGTGCCTGTCATAGTGTCACCGTCTACATTCACATAACGGCTATCACTATCTGTCCTATTGTAGAAGTTACCCACAGAAAACACATCATACACGATTATCTCTATGACATCACTTACAGATGCACCTGTAGCCAACACAACAGATGTGCCAGAGGTAGCTGTATAGTCTGTGCCACCACCTTTTAAGAGGACTCCGTTCTGAAACACATCAACGAAATTATTATCTGTATAGGTCAATGTGAGATTGCCTAAGTCAGTACCACTGAATGTTGTTTGCCCTGCAGTTGCTGTGTACTGATAGCGTTGTCTAACACCTGCTGATGGGCTTTTTCCAATATAAGGCATTTATGCTCCTACCTTTGTTATATGGTCAGTATATGCTTTTTTTACTGAATCTGTGTGAAACTGTGCTACCAGTGCCTTAACATCTGCACTTGCATTTGAAGTATCACTATCTGGTGAAAAAGAATTTCTAATATATGACCTAGATATTTCTTTACCATCCTCTTTTATTACAGTTGCATACCTAACCTGTATAATTTTGTATGGTCCTACAACCTCTATTTTATCTTCTATTGTTTCTTTTGTTAGTGCCATTTCTTTTTTTCTCCCTATGACGTAAAGTATGTAATCGTGAACATTAAATATCCATTAGCATATGATTCTAAATCAGTTGTACCTGCGTTATCTCTTACATTTACAAAATAAAGATTTGTCGTACCTTCTGCTGTAAAAGCACCAACATATTGAGCATCATCTGCCATCTGATGACTGTAAATTCTCACAGCACAAAATGCACGATCTGCATCTTCGTTAGGTGATGATTGTGTAAATTGTGTAAAAGGTAAATTGTTTATAACAGTGTGGCTATTACTATTAGTATTGTTGATTTGTATTTGACCTGTAACGGTAACTTGTCTTCCTATCTTAGTATACGCTAGTGAATCATAACCACTTTGTAATGTAACGCTGTTAGCCATAGTTGCTGTGAAAGTTCCTTCTTCATAGTCATCTAAAGCATTTGCAGTTGCCGTATCTCCGTTAAAAGTTATGCCACCTCCTGACAATATTCTCATGCGTTCTGAAGTAGCAGTATTAAAACGCATACTATCGTCATCATGCACATAATGGATTTCACCTGCTAGAGTGCCTGTGCCATCAGTCATGCTTATTATAGAACTACCATCAGTTCCAGTTGAATTTAGAGTTAAACCTACTGATGACGCTGCATCTGATATGACTAGATTATTTCTATTTGTATTAAAACTAGAAAGTGCTGAAGTTCCAATTCCAATGTTTCCAGTGCTTCCTTCAACAAATAAAGTATTTGCATTGACATCACTCTCTACACGAAAGTCTACATCAGCACTGCTTTCATTAATGGTGACAGCACCATCCAAACTAGCATTACCTGTATAACCACCTAAACTACCTGCAGGAGGTGTTACTGTTTGTTGTGCAGAACCCATATATACAAGATAGCATGAGTCACCACTTGCTACGGCTTCAGAGAATGTAATTGTTGTACCAGACGCTGTATAAGACTTACCAGAGCCTTCTTCCTGTTTTACGTTGTTGATATACACAAGAAGCTCTTTACCGTTTGCTACGGCTCTATCAAGCGTATAGCCTGTACTACCGTCACCTGTTATGGTTTGTGTGGCAAACGCTTGAAACTGCGTTGCTAAATTATTTCCAATATAAGGCATTGTTACTCCTATGTACTAATTGCGTCAACAACAGATACCCAAACATCTGCAGAACTTGCTGTGTCACTCTTAACCTTGAGTGCATCACCATTTTGCATCACTATCTTTGCACCACCGTCTAAGACCTGCAAAGAAGAACCAACAGGTATGGGAGCATCTTTAACGAGATGTATATCATTTGAGCCATCGTTTATGTACACTTCAACATTTATCTGTGAAGTTGCTACATTAGCCACCATGATTCCCACTATTGCATCGTCTGAGTTTGCAGTGCGTAGTGTTACTGCACTTGTTCCTACAGCGTTTGAAGTATTTCTTTCAAAATCTTGTGCCATTTATCTTTCTCCAATTATAAGGCTATTGCCATAGCTGTGGCAAAGCCCTTACTCGCCTTTGCATCCAACTGTGTTTGTATTGCTGATGTTACACCGTTTACATAACCTATCTCTGTTGAGGTAGTTGTTGCTGCTGATACATCACCGTTGCTGTCAGACACTAATGCCCTAGACGCTGTGAGGTTCTCCATCTTGCTAAACTCTAGTGCTGCAGAAGCGTTTACATCAGCATTTACTATAACACCACTGCCTATTGCAGCCGTTCCACTAGAGATGGTTATGTCACCACTTATACCACCTTCGATATAAGTTGCCACTCTTGACATGGCAGCTTTTCTGTTTGTGCCACCTGCACCGTCATCAACAATTAGTAAGTCAGCATCAGCTAAGTTAGCACCTATATCTGTGCCACCGTCTATCTCTAATGCACTGAGAGCTACTTTACCTGCCGTGCTTATAGTGGCGAGTTTAGTATCTGCTATAGCTGCACTAGACTTGATGTCTGCATTTACAATATTTGTAATAGTGTTGTTGTCAGAGTCTATTGACTTGTTTGTAAGTGTAGCAGTAGAAGCTGTTGATACTAGGTCAACATCACCACCTGTGCTTGGCAGTGTTAGTGTGTTAGATGCACTCTCTGAGTGTGGTGCAGCCTGTAGTGACTGTGCGTGAGCATTCCCTGACTCACAGTAGAAGTTAATCTTAGAACGTGAGCCTGAGTTCTTTAAATCTATAACACCTGACTCAACACCAACATTACCATCTAGTAAAACCTGACCACTTCCCTTTGGTGTTAGCTTCAAGCTAATATTTGTATCACCACCTGTTGCAGATATTTCAGGTGCGTTACCTGTTGCAGCATTTGTTACATCAAACTGATTGACAGCAGATGCTGTGGTTTGAAAGATTATCTGCTCATTACCATTTTCATCTCCAATAAAGTGTGCATCATCTATAAGTATATTGTGACTGTTAGTGTCAAGGTTGCCACCTAACTGTGGAGATGTATCTGCCACAACGTCTGTGATACCACCAAGAGCAGAGGATATGGATGCGAGTGTTGTTTTCTTTAGTGACCCTGCATCAGCATCATGTATAAGTATTGTATCGTTTGATGTGTCAAGAGATGTTTCAGCAGTTTGTCCTGTGATAACATTTGCATTTACCATAGCGGTTTCAACAGCACCGTTGGCTATTGTTACTGCACCGTTTGATGCTATAGTTACATCACCTGACACAGCTACAGGGTTGAAGTTAGCTCCGTCAGCAACCATGATGTGACCACTAGTGTTTGTACCCATAGTGATGTCATCACCTGTTACTGTTAAGTCACCTGTTACGACAACATCGCCACTGAAGGTTGCTTTACCTGCAAGTGCCATGTCAATGTCTAAGGCTGTTATGGCTGAACTACCATCTGTTCCTTTGATTGCAAAGTTTTTATCTGCAACACTTACAGTAAGCTCAACATCGCTAG